CAACCTATACCTCCCCGATGCAGTCCGAACCGATGCTGGACAGTCCTTTTAAGACCCGACCAGATCCAGATCAATGACAACTAAGCCCAGAAAGCCCAAAGCCCTACGAGGGGCAACCAAACCAAGGCTTCACAGTCCACTATTAAAGGGCGAAAACAAGCTGCAAGATGTTAAAGATTTATGCGCTATCGTGAAGATGGACTTAATGCCTTGGCAGGAGTTTGTTCTTAAAGATATGCTCACTGTGGACAAGAAAGGCATGTGGATTCGTAAGACAAACCTCATTTTGGTTGCTCGGCAGAACGGCAAGACACATCTGGCTCGCATGCTCATACTGGCACACCTCATCAAGTGGAATACCAATGTGCTTATCATGAGCTCTAACAGAAGCATGGCTTTAGACACCTTCAGACAAGTAACTAGCCTATTGGAGACAAATGACCACCTTAAAGGATTCGTTAAACAAATCCGACACGCAAACGGCACAGAGTCGATTGAGATGCTATCTGGAGCAAGGCTCGATGTTGTTGCAGCAACTAGAGACGGATCTCGCGGACGAAGTGTCAATGGATTGCTCTACATCGATGAAGTTCGAGAAATCACAGAAGATGGATTTAGAGCTGCTACTCCTACGACTAGAGCTCATCCAAACTCTCAAACGCTTCTTACCTCTAATGCAGGAGACGCTTTTAGCACTGTCCTTAACGACTTACGAGAACGAGCTATTGACTATCCGCCAAAGTCTTTTGGATTCTATGAATACTCAGCCCCTCAATACTGCAAGATAACTGATCGCGATGCATGGGCTTTGGCTAACCCCTCTTTGGGATACACCATCACAGAAGAGGCGATTGAAGAGGCGATTGCTACTTCTCCGATTGAAAACACGCGCACTGAAACACTTTGTCAGTGGATCGACTCACTAAGCAGTCCTTGGCCTCATGGCGTATTAGAAGATACATCCGATAGCAGACTAGAAATGGCTCCTGGGGCTTATACTGTATTTGGTTTCGATGTCAGTCCTTCACGCAGGAACGGATCATTAGTCGCAGGACAGCTACTCCCAGATGGGAGGATTGGCATCGGGATTTTAGAAACTTACACATCTCAGGTTGCAATCGATGAGCTAAAGATGGCGGCATCCATTAAGGGTTGGTGCGATATCTATAAACCGCGCCTAGTCTGCTTTGACAAGTACGCCACTCAGACTATTGCAGATCGCTTAGGCAATGCTGGAGTTATGGTCGAAGATGTCTCAGGGCAACAGTTCTACAAAGCCTGTGGCGATCTATTAGAAGGCTTAGTCAATGCTCGCGTTGTCCATAATGGGCAGGCAGAACTTATACAACAGATGAATAATTGTGCAGCTAAGGTCAATGACTCAGCATGGCGCATTATCAAACGAAAGTCTGCTGGAGATATATCAGCACCTATTGGCTTAGCAATGGTCGTAAGCAAGTTAATGATCCCTGTTGCTAAACCTCAAATCTACAGTTAGACACGCCCTAGCACATTGTCTAATTGCTTGACAAATGCTACACTTTCTGTCTATGGGTCTCTTCTCGCGTAAGCCACAAATTCTTGAAGCGCAAAACGCGCCTCAAATAATGACTGACAATTTCTACACTTTTAACAATGTATTTCCAGTTAGCATCTCGAGAGTAGAAGCTCTTGGTGTACCTGCAATCAAAAGATGTCGCGATTTGATTTGTGGCACTATTGCCAGCATCCCACTTGAGTATTACAAAAAATCGACTGGAGAAATGGTTGCTCCGCCGCGATGGATAGAACAACCTTCTAGATCTCAGCCAAGATTTGAGACCCTTTACTTTACGCTTGATTCTTTATTGATGTATGGTAATGCCTACTGGCAGATAACAGAAACCTATTTAGAAGATCAACGCATGGCTAATGCTCAATGGGTTGCTAACAATCGCGTTACATTTAACACAGATGCAATGAATAATTATGTGACACAGTATTATGTTGATGGAAAACCTGTACCTATGGCAGGTCTTGGATCTTTAATTACTTTCCAAAAAGATGAAGGCATTTTAGCAGTGGGCGCATCAACTATAAGAGCAGCTCTTAATGCACAGCGAGCAGCAAGTATTGCATTGGAAACGCCATCTGCGACTGGCTTCTTAAAAAATTCTGGAGCTGACCTTCCACCTGCTGAAGTAACTGGTCTTTTAGCTGCTTGGAAGCGTGCTCGTCAAAATAACGGCACTGCTTATCTTACTTCTACTTTAGATTATAAAACTACTGGATTTAGTCCTAAAGACATGGCTTACCAAGATGCGATTCAGGGATTAGCCACTGAGTGCGCCAGATTGTGTTCAGTAGATCCTTATTATGTAAGTGCTTCGATGAACACGACAATGACTTATGCCAATGTCCAAGACGAAAGAAAACAGATGGTCGCACTAACTTTGCAACCTTATGTATCCGCGATCGAGTCAAGGCTTAGCATGGATGATGTCAGCACTGCTGGGCATTATGTAAAATTTTGTTTAGACGATAATTTCTTAAGAACAGAACCAATGGAAAGACTTCTTGTTCTTGAGAAGATGCTTGCACTTGGTCTTATTACAACGGAACAAGCAATGCAAATGGAAGATCTCTCACCTAACGGGAATGGCAGCTAATGGAAACTCTATACATCGAAGCATCATTGATTGAGTGCTCAGAAGAACGCAGAGAAATCTCTGGCAAGATTGTGCCTTACGGCATGAGCGAGATTGGTAGGACAAATCTTGGCTCTTACGCTTTTGAAGCAGGATCTATTGCTATCGCAGATCCTACAAAGATTAAATTGCTTGCACAGCATGACACATCAAAGCCTGTTGGTCGCATGACATCTTATGAAGAAAAAGAAGATGGCATTTACGCGACATTTAAGTTAAGTCGCAGTCAAGCTGGTACAGACGCCATGATTATGGCAAGCGAAGGGCTGGTTGCAGGATTGAGTATCGGGGCGGAAATTACAGAGTCCAAACCATCTAGAGATGGTTACACATTTGTAACAGCAGCTAAATTAAAAGAAGTTTCTCTAGTCTCGGAGCCAGCCTTTAAGTCTGCTCAAGTATTAGAGATAGCAGCAGAGGAAGTTATCCCTGTTGAAGAAAATCCAACTACAGAAAGCGAGACTCCAGTCGTGGAAGATACCACACCAGTCGAAGCAACACCATCAGTAGAAGCTGCGGCTGTCGAGGCTGCTCGCCCTACTGTTACAGCAAGTTATTACACAAAGCCAAGAATTGAGCTAACAAAGCGCAATTACTTGGAAAACACATTAAAGGCTAACCTCTTTGGTGATGATGAATCTCGTCAATGGCTACGCGCTGCTGACAACGATCAGACAACAGGTGCAGGATTTATCCCAACACCACAAAGCACACAACTTCTAAACTTCTTGGCAAATGCAGATCGTCCAGTTATTGATTCAATTTCTTCTGGAACAATGCCAGAATTTGGAAAAACATTTGAATTGCCTAAGGTAACAGAAGTTCCAATTGTAGATCAGATTGATGAGAATGGTGCAGTTACAGAGTCACAACTTGAAGCATCATACATCACAGTCACAAAGAAGTCTTTCAAGGGTCGTGCTATAACAACTCTAGAACTTCTAACAAATTCATCACCTACATTCCTAGACGAACTTCTTGTCCAAATGGAATTTGCTTATGCAAAAGACACAGAGCAATATGTAACTGGAGTAATTGCTAACGATGGTACTCTTAACGCAACAACACAGGCTAACTCAGCCGATGGATTGCTAAAGTATGTATCAAGTGCAGCGGCAGCTGTTTATTCAGCATCACTTGGTTTTGCTCGCAACATCGTAGTAACCCCACAGCAATGGGCAAACATCATGAGCTATAACGATAATGGTCGCCCAATTTACATTGCGGCAAATCCTCAAAACAACGCTGGTGAACTTTCACCTCTTAGCGTTAGAGGATCAGTTGCAGGTCTTGACCTTCGCGTATCTCGTTACATTACATCATCTGCACCAGCTGGAACAGGCGATTACTCAATGCTTGTTGTAAATCCAGATTCTTACACATGGTACGAGTCTGCTCGTCAGCAGCTACGCACAAACATCAACTCAGACGGAACTGTGGACATTCTACTGTTCGGTCAGGGAGCACTTGCTACAAAGCTTGCAGCAGGCGCAAACTGGTTCAACCTAACCTGATAGCAACACACTAAGTCGCTCTAGGGGGTCAGTAGCCCTCTGACTCCCTAGAGTCTTTGGAAAGGAATAATATGGCACTTACAACAATTGCAGAATTACGCGCGACACTAGGCGTAGGCACATTGTATTCAGATGCCACTTTACAGGAAGTGTGTGACGCTACAGATGTAGTTCTATTGCCTATGTTATGGCAAAATGAGCTTTACAATACGCATCAAAGTTTAGCGAACAATGTGGCTACACTTTATTTTGAAACAGAAGTTACTAATTATTATTATGTAGGGCAAAGCGTAACTATTACTAAAAACGGCAGTCCGTACAATGGCACAAAAACTATTACAGGTGTAAATAATTATTCTATTGAATACGCAGCTACAGGCGCAGATCAAGGCAAGCACTCTATCCAACCTTTTGGAACTGTTGCTTTTGGAACAACGGATTATTCAACTGACACAGCAATACAAAACGCAGCTCTTATGATATCTGTTGAAATCTGGCAAGCGCGTACAGCCACCCTTTCAGGCAGTAACGCTGTCGATTTCCAGCCAAGCCCTTACCGAATGAGCGCACAGCTTCTCGCTAAGGTGCGAGGATTGATCGCACACGCGCTGAGCCCTAACTCAATGGTGGGCTAATGCCTCCAGTAGCGATAACTACACTTCGTACTACTTTAGCCACCGCGCTAGTAGATAACACTAAATACCAAACTTTTGCTTTTCCACCTGCAACAGTCCTTGCTAACTCTGTGATTGTGTCTCCAGATGATCCTTATCTGACACCTAGCAATAACCAGCACATCACTATCAGCCCAATGGCTAATTTTAAGATTATTATGACTGT